CGGGATCGCGGGGCGGCGGCAGGACTATAAGGGCATCCCCCTTTTTGAGACACTCTGTCTCACTAGGTAAGGGTACCCTCCCAACATTCACGAGGATCGATTCTCAGGCCCTCACAGCAGCGCCCCTAGGCAACCGTACCGCCGCGCTCTCTACGCGGCTCCTACGGCCCTTCTCGTGACGATTTGGGGCATGTGGGCCCGGCGCCAGCCGGGCCCTCCACCTCACCCCTCGAAGTCTTCGAGGATTTCTGCGAGTTCGTCTGAGTAGTAGCCGTTCAGTTCTTCGTAGTACTGGACGTTCATGGTCAGTTCCTTTCTCTCGTTGACCTTATGCTTTAATACTACACTGAAACATATACCCTGTCAATAGTATTTAGTGTGATCTTCTCCACAAAATTCCATGTAGTGGCTTGACACGGATGTGGTATACTGTAGGGGAAGCCCGATACACGGGCTAGTGTAACGGAAAGGATTAAAAAGAAATGACCAAAGACCTTAGCTCCGATGTCAAAGCTGCACAGTACGCGCATAGCTTGTACGCGCAGCGTCGTATCGACATAGCCGACAACTACACACAACAGTGCAGCGAAAACAGGGAGCGACTCGCATCAGACCTGGCCGATATCGCCCTGGAATACGACATCGCACCCACCCGAGTCATTAGGAACGCTTTCGGTGCAGACCGAACCGACTTCGTCAGCGCCGTCCGTCGCGCACTCGCAGCTAAGAAGGCACAGTTGAGCGCTAGGGACGGCGACTGATAGTGACCAACCTCGAAACAGATCTGCGCAGTGTCCAAATCACTTCGATGACATGTGAGACGGCCTCCTACGTGTACGCCAGCTACACCCACGGGTGCCGCATCCCTAAATGGAAGCCTTGCTTTCCTCACGACCTCGCGCCTTACTCGCTGACCCTCCCCACGTTTGTAAACGACGTCCGCGTCAAGCGACTCGAACCCGGCGTCCTCTACAGGCTGTCAGACGCCGCCTGTTGGTCGCTCGGCGCCAACGAAAGTCTGAGCCTCATACCCCTGTACGTCGAAATCGATCACACCCCCTACATCGACTTCATCGAGGACGAGCACGGCCGTGCCTATGTGCCCAACTTGGCAGAGGCTGTCGACAACAACGCGACCCACCGGTCCCGCCTCTGCTACGGATCATGGGTGGTGTGCGGCCTCCTTCGAACCGATCAGGCTAGGAGGTGGGCCGGCCTCAGCGACATCGAGTGGCGCGTCCACAGCCTTTTCAACAGAGCGCGCGACGGTCTAGACCCTTCATGGCAGCCGCTACGGACCCACGGGCCCGTAGCCATATCGTTCAAACTCCCACTCCTGACCCGGCCAGTAAAGGTTTACCGTGAAACGGCATGAGCTTCTCGCCGAAGCCGCGCGTGCTCGCAAGACGGCGATGGGCAAGATGCGCACACACCGCAAACGAGGCGTTGAACTCGCGAACAGCGAGTTCGACCCTCGGGTCGGCACCAACGCACAGCTTCGCACCATGAGCGACAAACAACTCGTCTCCTACATTGACCGCGTCAAGCGCTTCAACCTCCGCGGAAACCAGTACTACTTGACAGCCAAAAAGGAAGTCGTCTCCTCCTATCGGGTGGACGACTTCCTCCGTCAACAGCGTCGTCTAGATCGCTTGCAGGGCGACATAGACAAAGCCTTCGGCGACTTCGAACACCTGAACACCGGTGAGCGCGTCTCCGACTACAATGCCCGTGTCAAGAAAGGCTTCGACGAACGCATTTATCGGAACGCCCAGAAGGTCTACGGCGACATCGTTCACTCCCGTAGCGACTTGAAGAAGCTGTCCCGTCTACAGCGGGAAGCGCTCCGGTTCGGTAAAGCGTCCACCTTCACCGAGAGAGCCGAAGCCAAGAAACAAGTGGCCACCGGTTACCTGGACGCTCAGTACGACAAGTACATGGGGATGTTAACCAAGATGATCGGCGACAGTTCCGTTTTGAACCCGCGCCTCGTCCGAGACCTTCAAGGTCTCAGCAAGAAGGCACTCGTTTCCCTCGCCAAGCACTCCAACATAGTGGATCGGATCAAAGACGCATACGAGTATGAGAAGAAGCACGACTTCTCACAGTTGACGCTGGAAGGGGGATCGCAGAAATATGGGACGGCGTCTGAACCCATTCGGGCTATCATACACGCCTACGCTAAAGCGGATGCGAATCGAGCCAAGTGACGTCGCAGCCCTCGCCTACGACCTAGAGACGGACGACTGGTTCGTCCGATCCTGCACCGGCGATGTAGACGCCGACACGGGCGTGGACACGCTCCTCCCCGCTCTCGCTCACTACAAGCGAGTGTGGGTGTGGGAAGGCCAGCCCGTCATCTACCGGATCGCGGCCGTCGCACACCTACTGGGACTCATCGAAGATGAGAACGCCAAGCTCATTCTGACGAAGCCGGGCTTCACGACGTTCAAGTACCCCGCTCGGCTCTATGAGAAGGTCGCCCGGTACAAGACGATCGTGCGGTCATTACGCGACTACATCTCCGCACCCCCACAGACGCCGCCTGCCGGCCTGGACGACGAAACCGAGTGGGTGTGCGGCATTCTTGACGACACCCGTCTCAGCACCATCGACTCCTTCGCGCCGATGGCGATCGCCCAAGCCGAATTCGCCGACTACATGAAAGACGAGATGGGTGTGCACCCGAGCCTGTTCGGTACCGACTTCGACAGACCGCTGGACGGCTCCGGCGGTCTGTGCGGCGTCTGCCGGAGGAGCGAGGACGTCGAACGCGTCGACATATGGGATGTGTCATCCCTCTACCCCGCTATCGCCTCGTGCATGCCCCTGCCTACTGGCTTCGGTGTTTACGACTACTCAGCCGACACGCTGTCTGACCTGCCCGACGACTGTCTCTGGATCGCCAACGTCATCCTACCGGACGGAACGTCCCAGTGGGTGACCAGCGTGGACTACAGCCATGTCTACAGCGAAACGCTGTATTACACGTACGGAGACGCCATCACGCTCAGTGATGTCGAAGTGCAATATGCAATCCTCTATGATTCCGTCGCCGGTCTCTATCGGGACTGCGTAGACGCTTGGTACCGCGACAAGAAAAACAGTGACGGCATCGTCAAAGAGTTCTATAAGAAGAAGATGAACTCGTTCTTCGGATCCCTCGCCCTGCGCTACACCAAGGCCAAGGAGCGCGCTGTCTATCGGGACGGACACGGCTTCGATGTTGAGGTGGAGGGCTACACAGAGCATGAGCCGGGCAGTCTCTTCCTCCACCAAGTGTTCATCGTCGCCTACGGCCGTGCAGTCCTGACGGCTGCCCTGCGTCGCTATGAGGAGCACGTCGTCTACTATGACACGGACTCCGTCCATCTCATCGGCGTCTGCCCTTCTGATGTGCGCCTAGAGGGCGTCCCCGTCGGCGACCGCGACGACGACCTAGGACGGTGGACGCTGCGGGAACACAACGCCACTGTGCGCTATCTGGGTCTGCGCCGCTATGCCATTGTCGAACGGTATGAGACGACGGACGGCGAGACTACAACTGTCGAAGAATATGCGAACCTGCATTTCGCCGGCTACAGGGCGCCGTCGTTCCTGCAAGCGGGGCGGTGGGATCGCATCCTTCTCTGCGATCTGGACGGGCGCAGCCATCTCCCGTCCCTGACCTACGTGCCCGGTCCCGACTCCCTTACCCCCGCTTACGTGCCGTACCGTGTCAGGCAGACCGTGTATCCGGACGACATGCCGGTCAAGGCACATGGCGAGTGGTCGGTCCGATTCGACGCCGACGCGTACAGGAGCGACCCGGGGGCGGAGACGGAGCTCCGCGTCGCAGCCGCGGGGATGGTTCACCGGCCGGACGATGAAGACGCAGTCAGAGAAAGGCGCCTCACCCTGGCCCCCTGTTAGCCGTTTCGATAATCGAATAAAGGAGAGCCCCGCCGTCCAACTGGAAAGCGGGGCCTCTTTATGTCTTCCACCGTACCGCAATCCGAGTGTGATATACTATGTCTCAGGCGGGGCTCCATCCGGTTGTGGCGGAGACCGCGGCCGGGCGTCACGGGCTGATACCCGCCGGCCCCGGATGGCTTTGACAACCCTTCGACCAAGACGGCGGCAGCCCCGCTGCACAACACGTGAGGAGAACCGAGTGGCAGACGAACAAACCACCGACACAGAAACCGAAGACCCGACGCCCGTGGAAGACGTCCAGGACGACCTGGCGGCGCTTATCGACGAAGTACGCGCCCTGGCTGTCCAGGCGCTCAACGAATGCAAAGAACTGCGCGCCATCATCACTGAGGAAGCCCTTGATGAGGCCACCGACGATGACGTTGATGACGGCATAGAACCGGAAGATCTTCAAATCGAAGACCTTCTCGCCTGACGAAAGGACTTACTAGACAATGGCATCCGCTCCCAAGGGGCTGCGCCCCGGGACCACCAACGAACAGCTTCTTCAGGTATCCATCAACGCCGCCTCTATGGGTTACAAGAAGCGCATCCCCTCCCCGACGCAGGCCGGCATCGACCGCACCCTAGACTACCTCAGCCAGCACCGCGACCTGTGGAACCCCATTTGCCAGTCGCTACTCAACCAGGTCGTCCCCGTCTTCGCCAAGAACCGGTCGTGGTCCAATCCGCTCGCCGAATTCAAGAAGGGCATGGTCGAATTCGGGAATGGCGTCGAAGAGATACAGACCGGCCTCATCAACGCCGTCGCCTACGACCCCAACGACGACGTCGACGCCAAGGTGATCTTCGGCAGGGATGACTTCCGCGTCGAAACCGCCTTCCATACGCGCAACCGCCGCGACCGCTACAAAGTGTCGGTGGAGAAGCGGCTAATCCAGTCCGCGTTCCTCAACGGCGGCGACGTCGCCGAACTCATCGACCGCCAGCTGAACGCCCCCTACGAGTCCGACCAGGTAGACGAGTTTTTGCTTATGACCCGCCTGCTTACCGAATACGAGGAACGCGGCGGCTTCTACCATGCACACGTCCCCGATGTGGCTCACGCACGATCCACCGCCGACGACGCCAAAGAGCTTCTCCGCAAGCTGCGCGCCATCGCAGGCGAGATGCGGTTCAAATCCACCGCCTACAACCCGGCGCGGATGCCCGTCCATTCCAATCCGGACGATATGATCCTCCTCACCACGCCCGCCGTCAAGGCTGCCCTGGACGTGGAGGCGCTCGCATGGGCATTCAACATCGACCGCGCCGACGTCCAGTACCGGGTCATCGAAATCCCGCAGTCCGCTGCCCCCGGGAAGGGTTTCCAGGCGGCCATCGTGGACAAGGACTTCTTCCAGGTCTACGACCACATCATGGAGACCGCGTCCATCGACGTGCCCACCGACCCGAACACCTACAATGTGTTCTTCCACCATCACCAGACGATTTCATGCTCCCGCTTCGCCCCCACCGCCATGCTGTGGACCGGAGCCGACGACGAAGTCATCGAAATCCTGCCGCCCGTCACCGCGATCGGCACCCTCGAATGCTTCGACGTCGACGGCAACACGCCGGCCCAGCTTGAGAAGGGCGGCAACTACCGTGTGCGTCCCCAGTCCATCACCGGCGGCGGCTCCAACCCGGCCCTCGAATGGACGATCGTCTCGTGCACGGACAACCACACATCCATTTCCGACGCCGGCATCCTCTACGTCGGGCGCCTCGAAAAGGGCCCAGTCAAGGTCAAGGCGGCTTGCGACGGCGTCACCGCCGAAGGCGCCTTCGCGGTCAAGGCCGGCGCGGACGTTCCTCCCTGGCCTGACCTGAAGTCTTCCGTCTTCGGTCTTACTGTGCTCGGAAGGGCGATCGGTAAGTCGTTCACACCCGAAACCAAGGAATACACTGTCACGCGGGCTAAGAAGGATGAACTGATCAAGGACGTGCAGAACAACACGTTCCCTCACGGGCGGCATATCGACTACACGATCGAGACCGCCGACGGCGAGAACGGCGCCTACAAGGTGACCGTTACCGTCACCGGAGCCGATGGAGTCTCCTACGGGCCCTACGTCATTACCGTCAAGTAACAAGTAGCGGCCAGTGGAAGGGCGCTGGGTTTCCTTCCTTTCCGTTCCCCAGCGCCCTTCCAACCATAAGCAGAAACACGGACTACAGGTAGGGAGCGAACATGCCGAGCATTAGCGAATGGGCCTCAGGAGCCGAAGTCACGCTCACCACGGTGGCATGGGACTCCACCTACCGCGACATCGTCAAATGGCGGGACTACGCACACCGTTCCGACTACATCGACCGCCCCGACGCCCACCACCTGACGCTGCGCAACGCCCAGACCATCGACTACGGCTCCCAAGTCGTCCTTGACGAACCCTTCTCGGTGTGCGTCAAATACAACTACGTCAGGGTCGTCAACCCGAAGATATCCAAGCTGCACCCCGATAAAGAGCAGCCGACCGTCTTCTACTACTTCATCCAAGACGTCGTTCGGGTCGCACCCGACGCCACCATGCTCTCCGTCCAGCTGGACGTGTGGACCACCTACTGCAGTAATGTCCGCCTGCGCAACGCCTTCGTCGTCCAAGGCCACCTGCCGGTGGCCGCCACGTGGCGCGGCCGCCAGCACGACGTGCTCCGGGAGGCCGAAGGGCTCGATCTGGGATCCGACTACATGGTGCGCTACAGCGAACGCTACACGGTCGCCACCCTCTCCCAATGCTGCGTCATGCTCGTTGCATCCACCGACTTTTCCTCCGACCCGGGCGATACGAACAACCCCAGCTTGAAGACGGCGAAAGGCTCCGCGTTCGAAGGCCTGCCCAACGGCTGTGACATCATCCTCGTTCGCGATATCGGCACATTCGAGTCCTTCGCCACCGCCATGTCGCCCTTCCCATGGGTCGCGCAAGGCGTCCAGATGATCATGGTGCTGCCGACGCCCGACGACATATTCGACCGGATCATCGGCTCCCACAACACAGACAACGTCCACGACAAATACCGACAGGGCATCGACCCGAACACGATCAAGATCGTCCGCTCCCGCAAGGCCGGCCACGAGGGTGACGTCATGTGGGGCCATGACCAGACGTTCTTCGCCGGCGGCGCCCTCGAACTACTCGATAAGGCGAGGCTCGCCGACTGGCAGCGCAACTACACGAAGCTCGCTACCGCGCCCTACCTGTTCATTGAGCTCACCAACTACCAGGGCCAGTCTATGGCCGTCCACCCTGAATACCTGCCGGACGGCGGGAAGGTCACGCTGTCCCGTCTGCAGCACTTCTCCCCACCCGGGCCCCGCGTCGTCATCTGGCTGCGCGACTACCTGTCGGAGGACAACGTCACCGGCAACCCGCTGTCAAACTCATTCCTGGACGGGTCCCTGTTCTTCACGAACTTCCCCATGTTCTCCATCCCCAACAACTCGGGGCTGAACGCCGTGGCGTCACAGGCGCACAGCATAGCATTCGCCTATCAGTCGGCGGACTGGTCACAGCAGAAGGCATTGCAGGGCAATCAGGTCGCCTATGACCAGGCCTCTTATGCGATTGGGACGGCCCGCCAGTCCATGGTGGCATCCAACACCGCCAGGGGCGCGCAGACGGAACTGGCGAACGCAGCCCGCACCCAGTCGACGGCGATCACCAACGACGCCGCGTGGGGGCATACGCAGAACAGCATGATCCAACAAGGCGTCTCCGGCGGCATGGGCGCCGTCGGCTCCCTGCTGTCAGGCGATATCGGTGGTGCTATCAAGGGCGTGGTCGGCACCAGCATGGGCATCCACATGGCCAACTCGAACTACAACATCGACGCCAACGCCCGTGACGCACAGACTGACTTGGCTAACTCCACAGCCTCCCAGTCGACGGCGATAACCAACAACCTGTCGTCGAAGCTCACCGGGTTGCAGAATGCGCAAGCTGCATACAACCGGGACACGAACAAGGAATACGCAGACATGGTCGCCAAAGGCGATTATGCGAACACCCTGGCTGGCTTGAAGGCGAAGATACAGGACACGAGGATGGTCCAGCCGTCCGTCTCTGGGCAAATCGGCGGTGATGCGTTCATGCTCGCCACCACCGGGTGGATGGTGGACGTGCGCTTGAAGTCACCCCACAGGGGTGCTATCCAGGCCGTCGCCGAGCATTTCGCACGCTATGGCTACCGCTGCAACCGGACCGTTGACATGGCCATCTACGACCTGACACTCATGTCCCACTTCACATATTGGAAACTGGCGGACTGCCGGATCGATGCCCCGTCCGTGCCGCAGATGCACGCCGAGACGATCCGGGGGATCTTCGAGAAGGGCGTCACCGTGTGGGACGAACCCAAGGAGATAACGGAGATGCATCTGTTCGACAACGGACCGAAGAAAGTGGTGCAACTGTAATGGTGAGTACGAAAGGCTTGACGAACGCCGATCTGGTCGGCGGCGGTATCGAGCCGTCTAAGGCGGTCGCGGGCCGGTTCCGGGCCAACCAGGCGAAGGCGACCCGGGGCGGCGAATTCCTGATGTATCAGAACATGCTGTGGGGCCTGGCCGAGTCCCGGTTCGTCTGGGACGGACTTCCGGAGACGGTCAACGAACGCTACCTGGAACGCACACTGCATCGGCACGGCCTGGTGGTCTTCTTCGAGGACCCGCGCCTACACGCTTTCTTTGCGTTGCACGCCGCCGGGACCGGCGACGTCGACATCTACGGCGACCCGAAGACGTTCCGGGTCACCGGTAACCGGTACATCAATCGGGAAGTGTCCTCCAAAGACTGCGTGCCTATCTGGGTGAATAGGAATCGGGTCAACGACCAGTGGGTCGTCAACTATTATGCAGCCCAGCTGGCTGAGGCGGCCGTGACCGTCCAGGTGAACGCGCTCACGTCGCGTTACCCGACGATCCTCGCGCTCAGCCAGGAGCAAAAGCTGACGGGTGAGAACTTCTACCGTCAGATCGCCGAAGGACAGCCGGTCGTGTTCACCGTGAAGGACGCGATGGGCGGGGACGTGTCCAGCGCCGTCCAAGCACTGGACAACCGCCTGCCCCCCAACGCGGTAATGGATGCGATCCGGGTTAAGAAGGACATTTGGGATGAGGCGATGCTCATGCTCGGCATCCAATGTGCCCCGCCCGACAAGAAGGAACGGCTCGTGGACGACGAGGTGGAGGCGTTGCAGGGGCAGATGGCCGCCTTCCGCGGCGTCGCTATCGGCGCCCGGCAGGAGGCCGCGGACAAGATCAATGAGCGCTATGGCCTGAACGTGTCTGTGCATTGGCGGCACAGCCGGGAACAGGTGCGCGGCGTCAATGACCTAGGGGAGGGTTTCATTGGCTGACTTCACGATAGAACTCAGGGATGTGTGCGCCAGGTACAGCGACGCCGAGCTCGGCTTGGACGCATACCCGATCTTCGATGAAGCCTACAGGCCTCGTTTGAACAAACTGATCAAAGACCACTACTGGTTCAGGGAGACGGCCTACGAGACGGCCGCCATGTTCGCACACCAGCTGATGCACCGGCTTGAGACGATCATGCCTTACTACAACCAGCTATACGAGTCGACGAGGATCAAGTTCGACCCGCTGTCGACGATGGACGTCTCGTCCGTCTCCGACGGCACGCACACGTCTAACTCCACGACGGAAGGCTCCGGGACGACAAAGAACAGGGCGTCGGGCCTATCCAATTCAGACTCACGGGATATGCGCTACCCGGACACGGCGATCAACCAGCACGGCGACTATGCAGTATCCGGCACCAAGTCGGATGCGAGAACTGAGGGTGCGTCTGAGACCAGTAACAATAGCACCTCAAAGGCAAATGGCGATGAGACGTCGCATGCCACATCGCATTCGACGGGCCGCTCCCAGTCGGCGGCGTCGTTGCTTGTGGAGTACAGGGCCTCGCTACTCAACGTGGACAAGATGGTGCTGGCCGAGCTCGATGACTTGTTCTTCGGTCTGTGGTCGTCCAACGACAACTACATCGGCGGAGACGCGTACTGGGGCCTTGGGCCGATGCTCGGTTGGGGTTATTGGCTTTAACGACTAGGAGGTTATCGGATGCCTATAGAGAACGTGCCGTTCTTCGACTTGCAGAACAGCCCGCTTACGAACATCACGCCGTTCGCACACAGAGATGCCTACACCTACCAAGAGGTGTTGGAGGATCTGATCCAGAATTATAAGCGGATCATCGACACGGTCAACAAGGTCGTGGCGTTGGCCAATGACGTCGACAAGCGCCTGAGCGAACTGGAAGCCAGGCTGCGCAAGGAGACGGACGACAAGATCACGCGGGCGATCGATGGGCTCTACAGGCGCCTCGCCCAGCGCGGCGCGAAGGACATGATCGTCGCCGACCCGGTGTGGGGCCGCACAGACCGGACCGTCTCAGAGGTGCTGGCTGTGCTCTACGACAATGTGCGCACACACGCTAGGTTCGCGAAGGGCGCCGACGACGTCGGGGCAACGGCCCAAGCCCTGGATGAGGCCAACTGGACGGCGCGCCAGTGGGACCTGGATCCCGAGTACAAGACAGACCACGCTACCCGCTGACAAGCGCAAACCACAGGAAGGATCTAACATGGCGAGCACTAATAAAACTGAAGCGCTGGGTCTCTCCCAGTTCATAGATACAGACAAACCCACCTGGCGCGGGGATTACAATGGTGACATGCGCAAGTTGGATGTGCGCGCACAGGAGGACACGTCCAAGTTCAATTCGTTCGAGACGCGCATCAAGGCGGCTGAGACGACGGTCGACGCCGACCACAAGGTGGTGGCGCAGATCGATCAGAAGATCGGCGAGGCCGAGTCCCGGGCGAAGGCGGACGCCGCCAGCCAGGTGGCGAAGTGCTATGATGACCTGTTCACGAAGGTGAGCGACCGCTACACGAAGGCACAGTCCGACGCCAGGTACATCTTGAAGAACGCCGCTTCTCCTGACGTGTGCGCCGTCATCGTCGGCACGTCGAACGTGGTGCAGGGCAAGTGGCCGACCTTGATGTGCCGGGCGATGGGTATCAACGAGAAGAACTTCGCGGTTGGTGGCACCGGGATGGTCAACGGGGCCAACAACTTCTCCGTCCAGTTGAACAGGGCAATCGCCGACGGGAGTTTCAGCAACAACGATGTAAAATATGTCATCATCGCGGACTGCGGTAACGACGCGATGGCCAACAATGATGTCTACAACGGCCTTGTCTCCCTCATCAGCGACGCTAAGCGGGCGTTCCCCAATGCGCGCGTCGTCGTGTTCTCGGCAGTGTGGGCGTGGTCGAACCTGCATTCACTGCTTAAAAGCAAGAACGGCCTCGCGGTCTGTCTCGGAACTATGCAAGAAGTCTGCGGGAACTATGGCGCGGAATACGTGGGCACTGAATTCTGGTGCTTGGGGTACAGCAAGTACTTCCAGGACGGCGAGATACACCTGAACTCCACGGGGGACACGAGGTTCGCCACGCTGGCGGGTAACTACCTGCAGTACGGGAACGAGCCTGTGCCCGTGTCCTCCAACTACAGGGTCGGACTGTCGGGCCTCAACCACGACGCAAATGCCCCGTTGACGCTGCGCCTGAACGGCGGGGTCGTGACCCTGTCGGGGATCGTGGATTCGAGCGGGACGGCGATCGGCGCCTCCCACGACTGGGGGATGATCCCCGAGTGGGCAGCGCCGCGGTGCTCCATTAACGTGCAGGCGACGGGCGGCGCCGACGGGAGAACGCCGATCATCACCCAAGTGCACGCCAACCAGCATATCCAGTCGTGGACGGGCTTCACAGGCAGGGTGCAGGTCTCCGGCACCTGGTCGATCCTCTAAGCGCACACACATAGGGAAAGATAGGTACAGTCATGGCATGGGACGCTAAAGCCAAAGCGGTCGCGATCAAAGCGATCGGGACAGTGGAATCCAACATGCGCTATGACGGTATCTACCACACCGATCCGATAACGATCGGGATAGGGCAGTGGTTCGGACCAAGAGCCTACGGGCTCTTGGTCCGGATCAAGAGGGAACTCCCCAGTGAATTCGCTAAACTCCCCGGGGAGTTGCAGTCACTGGTGAATGCGAATTCGGTCAACTGGGCGACGTATTATCTACCGAACTACTGGGACGGCCAGGTCAAGCCGGTGTTGAGGGCCGCCTACAAGATACAGCAGGCGCAGATGTCTGAGGACTTAGAGGCATATGTGCAGGTGGCGCGTAAGTGCGGGATCGACCCGGACGGCGCCACCCAGTCGATGATCATGTTCTTCGTCGCCTACCACCAGTCGCCTCGGCGCGCGCTGAGGATCGCCAACCAGATCGGCGGCGCTTCTCTGGACAGGTGGCACCAGGCGCTTCTATCCGAGCCGGTGCTCGGCAGGTACAGGAACCGGTACAACACGGCCTACGGCATCATCAAGGCGATGGATAGCTCGGGCGTGGACCTGCCGGGGCCTCCCGGGGCCGGGCCGTCGTCGCCGACGGGCGGGGACGGCTCGGGTGGCAACCCGGGCGGCAACGTGAACGCCCCACAGCAGCAAGGCAGCAGCGTCGGCGTGCTGTCCCGGGTGGAGCGTTGGGGTGACACGATGATCGCCCACATGGCCGACGGGAAAACCGTCCAATGCACCCCTACCGGCTGGGGCCAGTACACGGCAGGGCCGGGTGGGGCGGGGACTCCGCCGCCGACGAACAGCGCGCCGGGTGGGCAGAACGGCGCCCCCGGAACGGGGGGCGGCGGGGGTTCTATGGCGCCGGGTACGTCGGAGACGCGGCAGAAGCTCGTCTATTGGATGGCGAGCCGCGAGAACAAGTTCAGGTATTCGAATGGCGCGGGGCGGTTGGACCCAGACCGGTCAGGCGTCGGCGACTGTTCCTCAACATGCCGTAGAGCTTACCTGGACGTGTGCGGCATCGACATCGGTGGTAACACGGTCGCACAGTCGGCCAACGGTCACGGCGTGTTCGTGATCAACTGGAACACGGCGAAGTCTATTTCGCAAGCCCAGTTGGCTTTGATGAAACCGGGGGATTTAGTGTTCTACGACTGGGGTTCTGGTCGAGTCGGCGTGGACCATGTGGAGATGTACGCCGGCGGCGATTTGACGTGGGGGCACGGGGGCGGGTTGAACGGGACCGTGCCAGGGCCACACAAGAACAGTTTAAGTAAGTTCATCCGCGACACGAGGGGGATTGGCTGGTGTGTCAAGCGCTACATCAATGACTGAGGGCACACAGCTGACCTACTATGACCCGTCGCGGATACTCTCCTATAACACGCCGTGGATCTTCGTGACGGGCGCCCGTGGCAGGGGTAAGACGTATGCGTTCAAGAAGCGGGTGATCAAGAAGGCGATCGAGCACGGCGATGAGTTCATCTACCTCCGCCGGTTCAAGGGTGAGGCAGCGACGTTCAAGACGTTCTTCGACGACATCCGCTGGGAGTTCCCGGGCGTCGAACTGTCGGTGAAGGGCAAGATCGCCTCTATAGGGTCTGGCAAGGGCGCACAGCCCATCGGGCAGGTCGTATATCTGTCAGCGGCGCAGATGCTCAAATCTGTATCTCTCAAAAAAGTGAAGCACATCATCTTCGATGAGTTCATCCTTGAGAAGGGCGCCACCCACTACCTGCCGGACGAGGCATCGATCTTCGAAGGCCTGTATTCGACGGTGGACCGCTGGGACGACCGCGTCCAGGTGTATTTCCTAGCGAACGCCTTCTCTCTGACGAACCCGTACTACGTCAAGTATGGGATCGTTCCGTCGGGCGAGTTCGCGGTCGAGCCGGGCGCGGACCGTTTCTGGGCGGTGCACACGGACCGTTCGGAGGAGTTCGCGCAGCAAGTGTCGAAGACCCGCTTCGGGGCGTTTCTGCGCCGCCAGGATGACGAGAATTCCCGATACATGATCGATTCGACGTTCCGGGACGGCGGCGCGGAGATGGTGGAGTCGAAGCCGCCGTCGGCGATGTACTCGCTGTCGATCGTGGGCGGTTCGAGGCCGCTGTCGCTGTGGCTGGGACGGGAATCAACGGTGTGGTATGTGACGGAGGGGCTGCCGCGCAGCCCCAACCGGTTCACGTTAGTGCCGTCGAAGGTGGACGAGGGGACGAGGCTGCTTATGACGAGCGACTCTTATCTGAAGAACATCCGGGCCGCCTATGCGTCTGGGCGTGTCAGATTCGACAAGCTGACAACAAGGAACTTATTCATCAAAGAAGTGTATAGGGGGTTATGATGACTGAGTCTGTGTTGACGGGGTTCGGGACGGCGTTGGCGGTGGTGTTGCCGCTGGTTGCCGCGCTCACGCCGAAGGCCCGTCGTTTTCTTCACTTCATTGACGATTTGATGGGTGAAGAGGAGCGTCCGGGCGCGAATAGGCGCCCGGGAATACTTGAGCGTCTTATGTTGCTTGAGAAAAAGCTGGAATTGATCGAAAGGAGACTGAATAGCATTGAGTCACGCACAGATCGTAAGGGCGGCCATCGTGGCGTGGATGGCGAAGCATGACGGTGACTTCGGCTACACGAACGATTACCGCC